ACCTGGGTGGACGTCGCCGGCGATCAGCACCTAGTTGCTGTCCAGAACGGCCTGCTCCACCTGTCCACCCGGCGCCTGGAGGCGCACAGCCCACGGCTGTTCAACCTGACCAGCTTGCCGTACGACTATAACCAGGCTGCTCCGGTGCCGCGTCGCTGGCTGCGGTTCCTCAGGGACCTCTGGCCGGGTGACCGCGAGTCGCGGCGGCTGCTGCAGGAGTGGTTCGGGTATGTGCTGAGTGGCGAGACCAACTTGCACAAGATCCTGCTGCTGGTAGGACCGCCGCGCTCCGGCAAGGGGACCATTGCGCGGGTCCTGACCGCCCTAGTGGGCAGGGAAAACACCGCCGGCCCGACGCTGGCCTCCCTGGGGCAGAACTTTGGGCTGTCGCCGCTCCTGGGCAAGCCGTTGGCGGTCGTCTCCGATGCCCGGCTGGGCGGTGACACCTTCACGGTGGTGGAGCGGCTGCTCTCGATCTCCGGCGAAGATGCCATCACCGTCGACCGCAAATACCGGGATGCCTGGACGGGGCGGCTCCCGACCCGGTTTGTGGTCATCTCTAATGAGCTGCCCGACTTGGGCGACGCCTCGGGCGCCATTGCCACCCGGTTCCTGGTGCTCACCCTGGCCAAGAGCTGGCTCGGGCAGGAGAACCCCGCCCTCACCGAGGACCTGCTCCAGGAGCTGCCCGGCATCCTGCTCTGGGCCCTCCAAGGGCTGGATCGGCTCAATCAGAGGGCTCACTTCACTGAGCCGGCCACCAGCCGGGATGCGGTCGTCGCCCTGGCCGACCTGGCCAGCCCCGTGGCGGCCTTCGTCCGGGAGGCGTGTGAGCGCGGCCCCGAGCGGGAGGTGCCGGCCAGGCAGCTATACGAGGCGTGGCGGGTGTGGTCCAAAGACCACGGCCGGGATCGGCCGACGACCGAGCAGCGCTTCGGCCGGGACCTGCGCGCCGCAGTGCCCGGCCTCAAAGTGGTACGACCCGCTGACAATAGCGGCCCTCGCCCCCGCCACTACGCCGGCATCGCGCTGTGCACCGCCTACCAAGCCTATGTCGGTGCAGCCCACATAGGCGATGTCCATGGACCTTCGCGGACCGAAAAACATGATCCGGGCGATGTCCACGTAGGTCCGCGGACCGATCCATTGTGGCCTGCACCGGCGACCGCGACCCTGAACGGGTACGTCCGCTGCTCGGCCTGCGGCACCCCCGCCCAACTCGACATGGCATCCGACTACGGACGCCGGCGGCGGGCCGAGGGGCACCTGGAGTGCAGGGCGCCATGGAGTTCGGCGCTATGAGCCGGCGCGACCAGGCCATCGCCCAGCGGCTCAAGGTGTGGAAGCTGCTCGACCTCGCCCTGTACCCGATCCCAGTTCACCCCGCGAGCCGCCGGCCGCTGGTGTCATGGGGAGAGATCGACCGACTCGGCTACCGGCCCGGTCTCGGCGAACACCTCGGCTATAACGCCCTCGTGTTCGAGTGGTGGGACCGCTGGCCTTACGCCGGCGCCGCCGTGCTCACCGGCCTGTCCCGGCTACTGGTGATCGACGTCGACCCACGCCACGGCGGCCACCATGCCCTCGCCCGACTGGTCCACCGCACGCCACTGCCAATGACCCGGATCGTGCGCACCCGAGGCGGCGGCATTCACCTCTACTACCGCACCGACCGACTCGTCCGCAGCAGCACCCACGCGCTCGGCCGTGGCCTGGACGTCAAGAGTTCCCGCGGGCTGGTGGTCTGCCCGCCCACGCCGGGCTACAGCGTGCCCGAGCCGCGCCCTGTCGCCCAGGCGCCTGCCTGGCTGCTGGCACGCCTGAAGCCCCTCGGTCTTCGCCGGCGAGGTGGCGGCAGCGACGGCCTGCCGCTGGCCGACCCGTCCGCCAGGGCCGCACTCGACCATGCCCTGGCTGCCATCACCACCGCACCGGCGGGCGAGCGGCACACGGTCACCTACCGCAAGGCGTGCCGAGTGTTTGCGGTCACCGACTCCGACCAAGCCGAGGCCGAGTTGGTCGCCGCAGCCCAGTACGCTTGCGAGCCGTCCGAGTGGCGGGACCGCGAGCGGGCCGTGCGCGACGCCCGCGCGTTCATTCGGGGCGGTCAATGAGCCGTCGGCATGACCATCCCCTGAGCCGCCTGGTGGAGCAGGTCGCCGACCAGCGCGACCACGCAGGGGGTGGGATCGGCCATCCCGCGGCCACAGATATCCAAGTGCGCCTGGAGCGGCTGCGGCACCTCCGCGAGCTCAAGCTTCAGGCGCATACGGGCCCGTCGTCTGCCGCCGTGCGCTGGCTGCACGACCCGGCCGCCTTTGCCCAGGAGGCGATCACCTGGCCGGCCGGGCAAGGGCTCACTGCCTACCAGGCCGAGATCCTCCGGCAACTCCCCCTTCGGCGTCGACTGGCGGTCCGCGGCCCCCACGGCCTCGGCAAGACCGCCGTCAACGCCATCGCTGTCCTTTGGTTCGCCTTCACCCGTGACGCCGCCGGGATCGACTGGAAGGCCGCCACCACGGCCGGCGCCTGGCGACAGCTCGAACACTACCTGTGGCCCGAGATCCACAAATGGGCGCGACGGCTGCGCTGGGACGTCCTCGGCCGACCACCACTGAACGAGCGGACCGAGCTATTGGCCCTCAACTTGAAGCTCCGCCACGGCGCCGCGTTCGCGGTCGCCTCCGACCAGCCCAGCCTCATCGAGGGCGTCCACGCCGACAGCGTTCTCTACGTCTTCGATGAAGCCAAGTCGATCTCCGCCGACCTGTTCGACGCCGCCGAAGGGGCCTTCTCCGCCGCCCGCGCCGACGGCCTTCCCGAGGCGTTCGCCATTGTCCAGTCCACCCCCGGGGAACCGGCCGGCCGGTTCTACGAACTGCACAAGCGCCAACCCGGCCTCGAGGACTGGTGGGTACGGCACGTCACTCTCGCCGAGGGCATCGCCGCCGGCCGGGTCGCAACCGACTGGGCCGCCCAGCGGGCCCGGCAGTGGGGGCCGGACTCGGCCCTGTATCACAACCGTGTCCTCGGCGACTTCGCCTCCTCCGACGAGGACGGCGTGATACCGCTCGCTTGGGTCGAGGCCGCCGTGGACCGCTGGCGGGCCTGGGTCGAGAACGGCCGGCCTGACGGTGCCAGCCCACGGGTGGTCGGCGTCGACGTGGCCCGCTCCGGCGCCGACCAGACGGTGCTGGCGCTGCGGTCCGGGTGGGTGGTCGAGGAACTGCGCCGCACCCACCTTGAGGACACGATGATTACTACGGGACGGGTCCGTGGCCTCCTCGACGCCCCGCCCAGGCATGCGGGCCAGCGTTGACGTGATCGGGATCGGCGCCGGCGTCGTCGACCGGCTCCGCGAGCAGCGCTACCCGGTCGAGGCGTTCAATGCCGCCGAAGGGACCCGCCGTAAGGACCGCTCGGGTGAGCTCGGGTTCACGAACGTCCGCTCGGCCGCGTGGTGGGCGCTGCGCGAGGTGCTGGACCCGGCCACTGGCGAACCAGTCGCCCTACCCCCCGACGACCTGCTGGTCGGCGACCTGACCGCGCCGCACTGGCGGGTGCTGTCCGGCGGCCGCATCCAGATCGAAAGCAAAGACGACCTCCGCAAACGCCTTGGCCGCTCCACCGACACTGGTGACGCGGTGGTGCAGGCGTTCTGGTCCCGCAACAGGGTCGGCTCGTTCGCCGGGATGCAGATGGCAACCACCCGGATCTGGTCGGGCTGAGCCAGTACCATCGACTCGTTCCCGAACACCTGAGAGGGCGAACGCCCATGCCACGACCGACCTCCCCCCGCATCGATGCCGCCGAACGTGACGCCAAGGCACTGGAGCTCCGCAAGGACGGCCTGACCTACACCCAGATCGCCGAGCGGCTCGGCATCAGCCGGTCGACCGCCCACAAGCACGTCACCCGCGGCCTGCACCGGACCCGCCAAGAACCCGCCGACGAGCTCCGCCGCCTTGAGGCCGAACGCCTCAACCAGCTGTGGGCTGAGGTGATGGCCGTGTTGCGCCGTCGCCATGTGGTGGTGCAGTCCGGCAAGGTCGTCAAGGACGACGACGGCCAGCCGATTCCCGATGACGGGCCAGTACTGCAGGCCACCACCACGCTCCTGCGAATCATGGAGCGCCGCGCCAGGCTGTTCGGCCTGGACGCACCGGCCAAGCACGAGGTGCTCACCCTGGACGCGATCGACGCCGAGATCCGCCAGCTCGAGGAGCAACTTTCCAAGGTTGTGCCCCACACCAAGACCGAGTAACCCCGGCTACTTAAGCGGGCGCTGGCGGCCCGCTGACTTTGCTCCGGTGGCTGCCCTACGCCGTCATCGAGAGATCACGCCGAGGAAGCGTTCGGTCTCCACCGACGGCGAGTCCTTCACGCCGACACGCTGACGCTTTGCCACTTACAGGAGGGAGGCGGCTCCTGGCGCTCGACCCGACCATGATGACGGTGTGTCGATCGGCACCCGCGGCCATCCCGGCAGCCGACCTACCGCTTCGTCGATCCCGGCCCGCACCGCCGGCCCACCTCATCCTGCCCAACCTAACCCCTTGACTCGCCGGGCGAAGGCCAGGGCCTCGGCATAGTGCTGATTTGTCTTTGATAGCCCGGATATTGGTGTGGTCTGGTGGGTGGAGCAGGCATGATCCAACGATCGGGCGGTTACCAGCAGGCCAGCCCGGAAGACCTTGCTCGGGCTGTCCTGGCGGCTGGTGCCGCTCGGGTGACTCAGCTGTGCCGGCAGGCGGTCAGGCGGTGCTGATGAGGTCACGGCGGCGGAACCCGGCCAGCCCGGCGGCCGCCAGCACCGCGGCGGTGGCGAGCAGCCAGGCCAGGGGCGTGGCCGTGAACGCAGCCGCTGGCAGCCTGGGCAGGTGGGCGAACGGGGACAGGTCAAGCGTCCACTGGTCGAGCCGGAGCGGCTCCCCCAACGTCGTGATGGACAACACGACCGCCAGGACCGCCCAGGTGCCCCCGACCACCAGCCGCGGCAGCAGCCCGAACAGGGCCACCCCGACCGCGGCCATGACCCACACTGCCGGGAGTTGCACCAGCGCGCCGCCCAGCACCCTCGGCAGCTCGCCGCCCAGGTCGCCGGCGCGCAGCCCGTGGGCGAGCCCGGCCACCAGCCCGCCGGTGGCGAGCACAACCGTTGCTCCTGCGGCGGCCACCAGCAGGTGGCTGCCGGCCCACCGGATCCGGGGCACCGCGGTGGCCAGCACCTGCTCGGCCCGCTGCTCGGTCTCTTCGGCGTGCAGCCGCAGGGTGGCCTGGACGGCGTAGCCGGCGGCGAGCATGCCGAGCCAGGACAGGATCGCGGCCAGGTAGATGTCGGTAATGCTGCCCGACCCGCCGAGGGTGGCCAGCATCTTGGCGGTCTCGGGGTCCTCTTTGGCGGCTTGGACCATGTCTTGGGCGATGGCGCCGAAGGACAGCCCCGCGATAGCCGCCCCGATCGTCCAGCCGAGCAGGGCGCCACGCTGGAGCCGCCACGCCAGGGCGAGCGGGCTGCCCAGCCAGGGCGGCGCGGCGGGCGGCCCCAGCCGGGTGGGCAGCGCCCCAGCGCCCACGTCGCGCCGGACCAGCAACGCCGACGCCGCGACGAGCAGGATCCCCAGCAGCGCCAGCGGCAGCAGCAGGACCCACCAGCGCTCGCCGGCGAAGGGTTGGAACCGCTCGGCCCAGCCGATGGGCGACAGCCACGACAGCCACGATAGCTGGCTGGAGGTGTCGCCAATCGCGCGGAGCAGGAAGGCCACGCCCAAGACCGCGAAGGCCATCCCGTTGGCGGGTCGTGCGAACTCGGTCAGCTGGACGGTGATCGCCGCGACGCCAGCGAACACCAGGCCGCCCAGGACACAGTCGACCACCAGGGCGACCGACCCGGCGGCCGGCAGGCCCAGGCCGATGAACGCCGCCGCGGTGAGCGCGGCCAGCACGACGTTGACCGCCAGCACGAACAGCAGGGCCGCGGCCAGCCAGGCGTAGCGGCCGACCACGCCGGCGCTGACCAGCTCGGCCCGGCCGGTCTCCTCCTCCTGGCGGGTGTGGCGGGTCACCAGCAACAGGCTCATCAGGCCGAGCAGGAAGACCCAGGGGGTGACCAGCTGCCAAGCAGTCGCGCCACCGTAGGTGTGGGCGTCATAGGCCGGGCCCTGCAGGGCCACCACCGCCGGGTTGGCCCCAACGCCCTCGGCGGTGCGGGCCAGCCGGTCCAGGTCGGCCTGGGTCGGGTACAGCCCGATGATGCTGGCGGCCTGGCTGTAGGCATACAGGAATGAGCCGAGGATCCAGGCGCTTGCCACGATCCGGTCGCGGCGCAGCGCCAGCCGGAAGAGTCGGCCGGTGCCGGTGAACCCGCTCATCGCCGCGGCCCCTCCTGCGTGGCCTGCCCGTCGGTGGCGGGGGTCGCGACCTGCTCGGCCTGGTAGTGGCGCAGGAACAGCTCCTCCAGGGTGGGCGGCTGGCTGACCAGGCTGCGCAGCCCGGCCGCGCTCAGGTGGCGCATCACCTCGTCCAGCCTGGGGGTGTCCACCTGGAGGTGTACCCGGGTGCCATCCAGCTGCAGGTCGTGCACGCCGGCCAGCCCGGTCAGCCCGTCGGGCGGCCTGGCCAGCTCGGCCTGGATCGAGGTGCGGGTCAGGTGCCGCAGCTCGGCTAGGGTGCCGGACTCGACGATGCGGCCGGCCCGGATGATGCTGACCCGCTCGCACAGCGCCTCGACCTCGGCCAGGATGTGGCTGGACAGCAGCACGGTCCGCTGGCTCTTGAGCTCCTCGCGGATGACCTCGCGGAAGGCGGCCTCCATCAGCGGGTCCAGCCCGGCGGTGGGCTCGTCCAGCAACAGCAGCTCCACGTCGGAGGCGAGCGCGGCGATCAGGGCGACCTTTTGGCGGTTGCCCTTGGAGTAGGTGCGGGCCTTCTTGCGCGGGTCCAGGTCGAACAGCTCCAGCAGCGCATCGCGGCGCTGCTTGTTCAGCCCGCCGCGCAGCCGGCCCAGCAGGTCGATCACCTCGCCGCCGGAGAGGTTGGGCCACAGGGTGACGTCGCCGGGGACATAGGCCAGGCGGCGGTGCAGGGCGACCGCGTCGCGCCAGGGGTCGCCGCCCAACAGGGTGGCGGTGCCGGCGTCGGCGCGTAGCAGGCCGAGCAGGATGCGGATGGGTGTGGTCTTGCC